AATTACTTTTAATAACTGTAGTATACCTAAATGGTTTATCAACCCATTTAATATTAGCAATATCATCAATACCATTTCGTGTAATTGTTAAATGTGTTGGTGGAAACCCATTAATATAATATGGTTCCCCCTTAATAATTTTACTATTTGCATAACCTGCAAGTTCTATTCCTTGTATATCATATAATACTGGACGTCCAGACACTTCAAGTGTTGCCCAAATCATTAATGGTGATGAATAATCATAACTTGGCATATCATCAACATAATAAAATTGCGCTATACCAGTTACCCCTATAACAGTACCAGAAACATCAGTTATTTGAGTATCCGTTGTTATAATACTATCAATAGGATTGCCATTTAAATCTTCAAATCTCCATTGTGGAAGAAGATGTGACCATGTACCTTGTGGAAATTGATACGGACGTGATCTTGAATACTGTGAATACAAATCAATACAATGTTCATCAGTATCTGCTGCTGATACGTATATAGTAAATGGCCATGCATTTATTTGTGTAGCCTCTGATGGTGGAGGATTATTAACAAACACAAGGGCATCTTTAAGTTTTGTGGGATCTCCTAAACTCATTATATTATCCTATTAAAATTCAATATTCTCAAAGATTTTTGATTCACTAGTAACTTTAATATAATTACTAAAATTAGAAGAATTATACAAATATGCAAACTTAAAATATGGCAAAACATAATTAGTAAGTAATGTAGTCGCATCACCTGTATAAATTGGATTCCAAACTAACAATGAAAGTAGTTCAGATCTAATATTAGAATTATCAATTCGTTGTGTATAAAAGGTTTTTACACCATTTACAGAAAGTATATCCGAAGTAATACTTTTTACATCAATAATCTGACCCAATTTAACATTTTGTCTATCAAAATAATCTATAAAAATATTTTCAATATCTAATTTTATAGAAGAATTGTCTCTTCGTGAATTTTCGTCTTTAATAATATTTAATACAGTTTTTTCAGCATCCGATGGAGTAACGGCACTTCCATTAAGTGAAAGTCCTGGAGAAACTGCAACATAAACAGGATCAACAATGATACTTTCAGATGTAAGTGTCTTTTCACTACGCATTGAAGATATAATAAGTTCTTTTTGTGCAGGTAATAACACAACAACTGGTTGTGTTGAACTAGAAACAATCTTTGGAACAGCAAGTATATAAACATTATTAAAATTACATGAATCACCAAACATCACTTGATTAAATAATGGTCTAGAAGCTAAATTTGGATTATTAATTCCTAAATCATAATAATATTTCATTTGTTCTGACAAATATCTCCAGTTATTCACTACAGTTACGTCACTAATAAGATTAGCAAAATTTGTTTTAATATAATTTTCATAATCAGTTTCAGTTACAAGTCTATATTGAGATCTAAAAACACCTGGAGAGTTAACTCTAATACTATTAGCATCTTCTTCTGTGCTTGAATATGTAGAAACAACATCATTAGTAAATTCTATTGTTGATAAATCACTTAAAACAGTATATTCTCCATCTATAACTTCTGTTAACAAAGTATCAAATTGAGATGTAGAATAAACCGTCAAATTTTGCCCGTTTAATACACCAACACCAACTTCTCCATTTACACCATTCGATTTAAGATAATAAACAGCAACGTTAGAGCCAGCATCTAACTTTTGACCGTTAATTCCATTACCAAATTTAATTTCATAGTGTTTATTTTCATTAAGTCGTATTTCATATTTTTTAGCATCAGAATTTTCCATATATAATGATGGAGTTGAACTCCATTGTTCCCATTGTCCACCTTCTGATGGATTTGGACGGACATAAACATCAATATTAAAATGATCAATCAATACATTATCACCAGGAACCAAAAACATGATTTCATTTTCTTCACCAATTGCATTATATAATGGATACTCTTCATATCTTCCCTGATATAACAATTTTTCATTTGAAAGACCTGTTAAATCTTCATCTGTACCATTAGTTGTTTTAGCAAACGTAATATCTTCATTAAAAGAATACGAAATACCACCCAATTGGAAATATGAATATCGTGGAATAGTATAAAGACCAATATTTGTAGTAGCTCCACTTCCTAAAACAGCCGCATTGAATGAAAGTGTAGATGTTTGAAGACCAACTGGTTTATAATCAAGAAGTTTTACGATTCTATTCATGTTTTCATAAATTTGTGAATCAGAAAACATGGATTCGGTTGATGTCTTATTCAAATAAAACATTAATACATTAAAAGTATATGCAATAATATCTATAACAGCAGAAATATTTGAACCTTCATAATTCTGATCGCTAAATACACCCGCTTCATTCAATCTGTCTTTAATATGTTGTTTTAATGACAAACTTGAAAATGCTAAATACCCATCTTTAGTTGAAGGACAATCGCCCATATTAAATCTCCTTTATTACGTAGAGCAAACCCTAGTTAAATTTGCTATTTCTATATCAACACCTTGGTTTAAAATACTATTAAAGGTGATTTGTTGCTTAATTGCATTTATTGTAATAATAATAGTTACCTCATATTCATTATTTTCTGGAATACCTATAACATTAACCCTGTCCACGGTAACTCTTGGTTCCCATAATTCAATAGCCCTAACAATTTCTAACCCAATTTGTTCTGCAACAGGTTTAGAAATAGGACTAAATAAATACCGTTTCAACTTAATACCAAACGTAGGTACTAAAAATCGTTCACCCGGAGTAGTCTTAAAAATATTATTAAGAGAATTTGCTACAGCATCAATATCATAATCTACTCTAACATCTTTACCACGTAATCGTTCACTAGTAAAACTAGTAGGAATAGTGGCTTCTTCAATATCTAGATGTAAATCCACATATGTATAGCCAGTATCCGTTTTTGTAACGTTTTTTAAGTTATTTAAAGTAATACTTCCCATAATGTTATAAATATTTAACCGTATGGGGTAATTTATCCAGTATTATATTGTAAAAAACGATAAATGTTCTGAATAATTATCCTATATTAAGTAAATAATTATGTATATTAAGGAGAAACTATAATGAAATTTACTGGTAAATACGAAACTATAATTGAATCAACCATTACACGCTTTGAACAAGGCGGCGTATTATCTGGGGACCTGGTAAAAATACGTAAAGACGCATTAAAAAACGAAAAAGTTAAAGCAAATACAGAACCATATCAAAAAGCACTAGAAAATGCTATGAATACTGATCTTAACTTAAGGGTTTGTGCCGTTAAAAGTAGTAGACCTACTACTACTGGAAATTATGGCGGTGGACATAATGCTGGTACTCGTGCACCAACAGATTACTTTGTAGATATAGTTATCGAATACGCACCCGGGCTGTGGAGAGACCCAATTACCGTACCGTTGGAAATTTTGGAGATTGTAGACACTAATGGTAATTTATCACCAATTCCAGACAGTTTAAAACGAAAGAACAAAGTTGAAATGCCACAAACCGTAAATTCTTCTGATAAGAATCGTAAAAATCCAGATAAAAACACAAAACCAGAATTTAACCCTACACCAACAGATGGAAGAAAACACATTACAAGACCTGTAGAAGTAACCAAAAAAAATCAAGGCAAATTAACACTTGAAGCGGTTTATGATAACATATTAGCAGGAAACAATAACAACACACCATTAAAAGGTTATACCATTACATTTGGTCAACCATACGGTAAAAATCCAGACGCTATTATAAATAAAATAGAAGGTATGGAAGGCATGAGTAATAACATGAACAAAGAATGGCTTGATGATAATACACTTAAAATCAAATTTTCTGGTGAGATTGATTCTGAAACATTAAGAAAAATGATTACCAATGTTGTAGATGGCACAGTGGATGTTAGTGAAGATCAAGATGATATTACAGAATTTGAACCAAACAAGAGTGTAGAAATTGCTAGTGGATCTCCTTCTATTGGAGCATAAAGGTTAACATATGAACGATAAAGACACACATTTATTAGCAGAAGCATATAATAATATCAAAAAACAACATAAACTTCCTGATAGAAGAAAACCAATAAACATCTTTGATTTTATTAATGATTGGAAAGATGAAGGATATGGAATAGCATTAATATCTCCAGATGATATTGTGGTGGATGCATATATAGACCCTAGTGATTATCCTCAAATGATATTATCATATAGTGGTTCCGGGGCATCAGCAATTAACCCAGAACATAACGGATATTGGATTAAATTTCATTCCGGTTCATTAGAACATCGTATAGGTAAAGATTGGTTTTCAAAAACTTAAACAATTTCACTAAGTTCCAACAGACATGCATAACAATTTATTTCAACATCCATTACTTGTCCATGTTGTCCCATTGCATTTGCTATTATTAACATAGCTGCCCGTTTTTTATCAAAATCTAAAGTGCTATTATAAACAACATCAAACAAATTTCTTAATAGGGTATGGTAATTATTCCCAAATTGAATTTCATTCTGAATAACAAACGATCTAACATCTTTAATTTGTTTATTAGTTATTTTATCAAACACCGTTTCAGCAAAATCAAGCTTGTTTTGCTGTTCTGAAAGAATTAACTTACCATCAACAGTGTTTTTATGAATTTCACCTATTATTTTACGAAGGTCTGGATAATTTGTTTTAATTAACGATAAAAGTTTTTGTTTATGTTCCTCTGGAACAACAATAGATTCTGCTTTTAATACATGAATTGCACGTTCAACAACTTTCTCGTATGGTGGTGTTAAATCAAACACCTGAAATCTAGAATCTAATGCTTCAATTATTTTTGAACGATAATTACATGTTGCTATAAAACGAGTATTAGATGAATATTCTTCAATTACATTACGAAGTGCCTGTTGTGCACTTGTACCCGAACCAGTTTTTGCTTGTGATAAACCATCGCACTCATCAAGTATTACTACTTTCAACTTACCATCAATGGAACCTGTTTGGGCAAAATTTGTCACCTTTGTTCTAATTACATCAACACCAGATTCAGCACTTGCATTAATATAGAGATATTGACAATCTAAAATATCAGTAACTAAAATTTTAGCAAGCGAACTTTTTCCAATTCCAGGAGACCCTGCAAACATAATATGTGGAATTTCTTGTTTATTTTTAATTTGTTCAAAATATTGTCTATTCTTATCAGATAATACAATATCATCAAGAGTTTTGGGTCTATATTTTTCTATTAATAAATTTTCAAACATTTAACACCTAGTACTATAACAACCCCAATAAAAAAACCAACAAATATCGCTATCAATCTATGCCTTTTAACCTTTTCATTATGTCTTTTTAATTCCATATTCAACTGTGCACATATCGTGCCCACCACAGACACGCCATCAGGGTCGTACATTCCCCTCTGCATTGGGGTTGCTGGTTAGACATCTTTCACTCGAAGTTTCTCATATGCGTTATTATATCTGTTCGTTCAATAAAATACGACCTGTATATTTATCGTCTTTAACTTCACTAATTGTATTATCTTTAACAATTTTTACTGCTTTGTTACATGATAACCATGAAACCAATTCATCAACTTTAATTGTATCAATTTCAAAATTACCTACACCCTCAACGGTTACTTTTACGTGTGCCATTATTTTTTCCTTTCTTTACTTTCGTTGCTTTCTTTACTTTTTCTTTGTTTTTAGCGTTAGTTACTATTTGTAATAATATATCATTTACAGACCAATCAATCAAGGCTTGTTTATCATTAACAATATTTTTCTTTGCATGTTCAATAAGACGATCAATAATGTCTTGCTCTAAATCTAATTCAATTTCTATTAATTTAATTTCCTTTTCTTTTTTCATTTATTATTTCCTTTCGTTTCCTCGGTTTTATTATTTTTATCACATATATCAAACAACAACCTTTTAGTTTTTTGTAATGGATGAATTTGAACCCTCCAATGATGAATATGCCATTTAGGATGTTTATACCAAGGACGAACATCTCTCATAATATAAGCGTATATACAAGAAGCCATACTATGAATTCTTTTTTTTCTTTCTTCTTTAGTATATTCTTCATTACATCCTTTTTCAAATTTTCTAATAATCCCATCATATAAAGAATCTACATTATTCTCTGCGAAATGAATAATACCAAAAGGATTTTTATTCATATACTTTTTAGCCCTTTTAGAACCAAGACAATTATATGCTGCTCTCCAAAACATATTTACAGTTATACCTATTGGAGATAAATGAGGATCACCATTAGGATGAAACCAACCACACGAATAAACAGGGGGCTGGTATAGGTGTAGAAGCACCTGACCGTCTATTGTATCAAATCCTGAAGGACGAAATGTACGGTCCCATTCAAATTCAAAATCATTAACAATTTTTTTCAAAATATCTTTATCTAAATGTCTTGCCCTTAAAAACCATCCACATGAATCATCAGTCCCATCTTTCTCTGGATCAACATGCCATATAGTTATAAAAGGTTTTCTAAAATTCCCTTTTTTTATAGAACCATCCCCCATCTTACATCTAGTTTTCCAAGGATACCTAATATCAAAAGCTACTGTCATTGGGTCATGCATAATTCTTTGTTCCTTTCTTTTAAAATATTGCCTGTATTAATTCATATATTAACTTTGTTTGTTTGGGAGTAAATTTCCACCGTATATTTACGTTTTTATTAGCCCAACTTTTTGGTTGTGTACCCTTTTCTTCGCCCATAGCACACCAATCGGCAACCATTTCAGCAACATCTAATATAGGCATTTTTGTAGCATCAATAATTTCTGCTGGTGGTTTATCTCTATCTGCTCTATTAATTAAATTAACTTCTTTATCGGAATGATAGTCTGGATGATGTGGATTTGTCTTAACGTGATGTTCAGTTGCCTTATTCATTTTATCATTTATATCATCTGGAATATCAAAAGCTACTCCATCGTCTTTACATTTATAATCCCATGAAATATAAAGATATGGATCAAGTTCTGGTTGTTTAAATTTACTTTGATCATGTGGTTTTGCTTGTAAACTTAATCCCATAAATTTTTGTGGATCATATTCTTCAATTTTCTTACAATATTTTTGAACTAACTTAATATGATTATTAGTTCTTTTGTCAAACCAGTCTTTCATTTTATTATACTGATCATTTGTTATATCTTCTGTTAACATTGTAGATATTATTTTATCAAATTTCATATTATATTCTCTTTTCTATTTTCATTCTTTTCATTTTTGTTTCTCCTTTTTGTTTATTTTTTTTTCTTTTTATTTCTATATATAAATTATGTATGCCCTTATCAACAATCATCATTATAAGTATGAAATATATTCCTTTAGTCCATTGTTGTTCTAGTCCCGCACAGGCTGCCATAATAGCCGCCCACAAAAACCCACATAACAATACAATCCCACGCAACGCTCTCCAACCACATTCTGATATACTATCGTTAGTCATTATATAACACCGTTTTCTTTTTCTTTTGTTTCTTCATAATCACTTAATAGTTTTCTTTCAATTTCTGTAGCACATTGTCTTAATTCGCCACAAAAATTCTTATAATTATTATAACTTGGCTCTATATTATATTTACAAAATTTAAAAAGAATATAGTTTAAATCACCATCAGCTTTAACATTACAATCGATCATTTTCTTAATAACAGCATCCATTATTTCTCGTTTATCTTTTTTAATATATGGCATATAATTCCTTTCAATCTAGATATGTTCGTATAAAGCCTGTATTTTGTCCACTAAAGTCTCCGATTGTGTATTCTAGCTTGTATTCAGTTAAAAGGTCAATAACAATTTTCTTCATATCATTACTATGACCTGTTATGATATGAAGGTCTTGATTTGTGCCCCACAGTCTATTAATTGTTTTTTCTAACAACTGTCTAGCAATAATATGCTTAATACCATGTAAATCTAACTCGAACATACTCATATAATAACATAAAACAATAGATATTCAATATAAAAAATATATATTTAAGATAAAACTGTAATAACACCATAAATATAAGCCTTTTTGGGTAAAATTAATAAATATTTAAAAGGAAGTGTTATATGCCAGACGAAGATTTAGATAAAATACTAGAAGATCTTAAAAACGAAGAATGTACATCAACATTAAACAAACAACCAAGTGCTAAAAAACTAAGTCTTGATGATGATAACATAAACAATTATATTATACAAAAGGTTAGTACGCTAATAGATTCTGGAATAGAAACTGTAGAAGCAATACAACAAACTATTGCTAGTGGATTTGAAGCAGAAGAATTAATAGCATTTTCGGGTCTTATTACATCAGTTGCTCGTGCCGCCGATACACTTAATAAGATAAACATTCAAAACAAAAAATCAAAAACACTAAAAGAACTTAAACAACTTGAGTTAGCTAACGACAAATCACTTACTGGTGGAAGAGGAAATACTAATATTCTTATTGCAACAAGAGAAGAAATAATAGATAAATTTTTAGAAAAGAATAAAAACATTATAAACGTACCATGTAACGAAGAAGATACTGAACAGGACAAAACAGAAAAGTTCTTAGAAGGAGATAATACCAATTTAGATGAATGAAGAACCTAAAGTTACTGTGTTTTATGAAAGAGCATTTACAGATGATACTGGAAAACATATTCCAGAGCTATTAAGTAAAAATAATTATGATAGTATTTGTATAAAATCATATTGGGGAAATATTGTAGATGCTTTTTTTAGATATACGTGTTTGTTTATGTTTACAGCAATTGAAGGTGATTTTAGAATTGTAATACCATATGAACATGGCACTGCATATAAATTTAATCAATTTTTTATTTCAGGATTTGATGGTAAAGTAATTAAAATACCAAAAAACACATGGTTTGGGATTAATAACCTAACAAACGATATTGGATCTATATTAATAGCACGAATAGGCGATGAAACAAAAGTAGATATGCTTGACGCATCTATTTTTGATTGGTATTCAAAGCATTAATATCTATTAACGTATTACTACGTAACAAAAACAATTCAATAGACATTTTTTTTGCTCTTGCAAACTCATGTATCAATTGTTTAGTATCAGTTATAAGCGATTTATTACCACTATATATCATCATAAGTCTACTAATAATAGCATATTCTCTAATATATGGATTATAGCATGATTTAAAATTTCCAAAATGTCCTTGGTATTTATGACATGAACAATTGTTAGGACCATCACACAATGTAATAAAATTGTTTGGATCACAAGCTACCGCTGGAAAGTTATGTACGGGTAAACAATGATGCACTTCTAAATATTTTGTATTACCACAAACAGCACAAACCGGATGCGTTTTAACATATGCACGTTTTGCTTTTGTCATTTGCCATTGTGTAGGAATAGACAATGCATTAAAATTAATATATAATCGGTTTAAATCCATTAGGCAAGCTTAAGTATGTTATAAAGCATTTTAACTTGTGATAACATAGGTATTTCTTTATATTGAAAAAGGGTTCTTTGTATCATATTATTATCTACATTGTTTTTTATATCAGTAATAAGTATATTTGATTCTTTTTCTAAACGTTGTTTACAAATATCATCATTACATGTAGGAATTTCATTTTTAATTAACCTAATCAACTTCTTAGCATTATCCATTCCTAACACATTAACAATTTCTTCTTTTAAAACAACTTCTTCTGTGTTTTCAAAAATCAAGCTACGATGATCAGTTGATGCATTACTAATTGCACCATAAAGATATTCTAAACGTTTTGTATCGTTACTTTTCATTTTAATGAGGGGTCTATAAGTGACAATGATAATATTCTATTCATTGCATCATTAATTAATACCGGAAATTCAGTTACTCCTAATCTACCAATAGCTTTTTTCACTTCAAAAACATCCTTATCAGCATTTTCTACTAGTCTTGGTACTTCTACATAAGGTACCTTTGGATATTTTTCATGAATAAGTTTACATCCTGGACAATCTTGCAATCCTACTAATAACATAATAACACTCCTTTATTTATCTATCAATAATGCCTATTTTTTGAAATTTTTTCTTATAAAGTTTTACTTCACCAATACCACCACATTTTCTAGCACCAACCGAAAACGTTGATGTTGGACATTGTACACAACCTATTATAAAACTATTACCTATAACAGCTTGTCCTAATACTTTACAATTTGGATTACATGTAGTCATTATATAAATATTTACCCATTTTACCGTAATTATGATAATTTGACTTTGCTAAAAAACGTGATATAATATAATTAATAATAAGGATAGCTAAATGAATACTAAAAAACCAAAGAAAAACGTAAAAAAATCAATAGATATAAAGTTTAAAGGTAAAAACGTTACCGAAAAACTAGAATGGTTTTTTAGTAATGTTTTTTATTGTTTAGAAGATGCCTCAAATAACAATTATACCCCATTAATATCTTTAACAAAAAACATTGCTAACAGTGGTAGTATATTAGCCACATACAACCTTGGTATGATATATAAGGAAGGAATTGGGGTGATTCCTAATATGGAACAAGCTGTTACATATTTTAATAATGCTTCAATACAAGGCTATAGTCCAGCAATGGTAGAACTCGCATTTGCATATCTTTCTGGTTCTGGTATACAAAAGGATAAAAAAACTGCTATTGCTTGGTTACGAAAAGCTATTGATAATGATTATGAACCAGCCCAAGAAATATTAACTGATATACTTACTAATTAATCTAAATTATCAATCCAATCCCAAAACTCGTCAATTTGATCTTCTCTCAACGGGGTAAAAATTCGCCCTTTAAGTTTTATACAGTGGAGCGTAAAACCACGACATCTTTAGTGTCGTGGATGTAAGCGACAACTAAAAATACTTAAAAATAATCAAAGAAATAAGAAGGAAAAGACTAAATAGTTATAGAAGTAGATTGGTAGAATGAAACTAATAGCATATAAATATAGATTATATCCAAACAAAAACCAAAGAGTTTTGCTTGAAAAACATTTTGGTTCCAATAGATTCATATATAACTATTTTCTTCAAAGAAAGATAGAGTATTATAAGAAAACAAAGAAAACTATAGGTTGGTGCGAACTAGCAAATGAACTCAAGCCTCTCAAGGAAAAATATGATTGGCTTAATGAAGTAGGAAGCCAATCATTACAGCAAACAGTCAGGCATCTTGATAATGCATATACTAATTTCTTTCGGTCTAATATGAGTTTTCCTAAGTTTAAGTCTAAAAAGAATAATAAGCACTCCTTTACTATTCCTGAACCTAAATCAATAAGAGTAGATTTTGACAAGAAACGTCTATATATCCCTAAATTCATAAACACAAAGAATAGCGATAATAGACTAAAATGTATCTTCGACAGAGAGTTTGACGGAGAAATCAAACAATGTACGGCTTCCAGACATGTTGATAAGTATTATGTATCTATTTTAGTAGAGCAAAACATAGAATTGCCAACTAAACCAGAAATGAAAAGAGATAAAGCGATAGGTATTGATTTTGGAGTTAAAACATTTACTACGTTTGATAATGGTGAAAAGGTAGAATCTCCTAGGTTCTTTAAGCAGGCTCAGGATAAGTTAGCAAAACATCAACAAGAACTAGAGAAACTAACAAAGTGGTCTACTTGTTATATTTCTAAAAAAGAGCAAATAAGTAAACTACATGCTAAAATAGGTAGACAGCGTAAAGATTTTCTGGATAAGTTATCATATAGGTTGACTCACGATAGCCAAGTAGAGACGATTTGTATTGAAGACTTATCTATTAAAAAAATGCAAAGGGATAATGAGAAGCCAACAAACAGAATTATTGGAGATATGGGATGGTATAATTTTACCAGACTACTTCAATATAAGTCGGATTGGTATGGTAAGAACTTCATTAAAATAGGAAGATTTGAACCATCCAGTAAAACTTGTTCTGTTTGCGGCAATATATATCATGAGTTAAGAAGAGATGAAAGAGAGTGGACTTGCCAAAAATGTAATACTCATCATGATAGAGACATTAACGCCGCTCAGAACATTAAAGACTTTGCGTTTACAAAAATGAGTTTCAAAAAGGGTAGGGACTATCCTATAGAAACCCAACGATCTTTAGTCGTTGGGTAGTTCATTCTATTACCAGATATGACCCATAACATTCTAGGAGACTTCCATGTTATTATAAACGGTTTCCAAAGTTTCTTTTAAAAATCTCTACGTTCACAAACAGCGTCAATACCATCTTCATAGTCTTCAAGTTCTGTTATAGCATTTTTTAGTGAATCATTAGAAGAATTCTCGTCCGTGTATACACCATTAATAAATTTGTTTAACAAATTTCCCGTAAGATAGTATCGTATTTGTTCAATAGTAAATGTTTTTTCGTTTGACATAATTATCCTTTAAAGATCATTCTTGCTGAAAACATAAGGTTATCCTAGTTTACCATTAAAACGAGGACAACTTTCTTCTATACAATCTCCATCTTCACTATCTTCATGCATACAATGAACTCCAATTGCACAATATGGACAATCGCAATAATCTTTTTCTTTACAATTTTTAACGTTAATTCTATTTTCCCATATTATTTTTTTGCTTTTAGTTTTATTTTTTCTTTTTTTCATATTTATATAATATCATACCTGGATTAAAAATCAACAAAAAAATCAGGCACCCTTTTGAGGTGCCTGATTTAATATACTTACAATCTCTGTAAGACGTTAATAGACTTATAGATATGTATGAGCAGATCCTGGGGCAAATGATTGTCCAAGACCCTTACAGATTATAACATGGTAGTACAAATCTGCGCCAAACAAGTTATCTACTACACCATAACGAGTAAGCAAGCCTACTCTTGGTGCAAAGTCATTAGGTCCTATTGTACGCTGTATCATAACCGGAATGTATGGACAGTAAATAATACCAGTGTCATAATACTCTGATCCTTTGTAACCTAACAGAGCATATTCCAAATTGGCACGTTTACCAATCATCCATTGCGACTCTGTACGTGTGTCACGATAAACACTAAAACGACCACCTATTGAACCTACCTTAGCAATTCCAACAGGTTGCGTGTTAACGTTACCATTAACATCCATGAACTTGAAGTCGGGCATCATTTCAAGTATGGCACATACTCGTGGTGTTGCTACTATAAAGTTAGCAGCACCTCTACGGTTACGAATAGCTACTCTATTCGCTTCAACAATAACCTTGGCATAAAAGTCACGGTTACGTTCACCAAGCCAACGAGCGTCAGCACATGCAGCGTACCAAAGTGAATAACCTTGGTTTACGCCAGCGTTAAGAGCTACTTGAACCATACGCATAATCATTTCACGGTCAATTTCAGCCTGAATTTCATAACTCATAGCGTTAGTCATTTCAGCATCAATATCAATACCGTTCATATTACGGATATCTTGTTCAAGTTCTACACTCCACTTGGCTGCTAATCTACGGGTACCAGCTTCTACAGCGGTCTTCTCGAATGAGATTTCCATCTGAGGAATCATGCTAGTAAATTCGAAGTTAGCCAAAATGTCTGCGACACCATCATCTTCACCGATGAAGTCAAAGTCTGAACCCGATGATCCAAGACCACTAAGACCAGCAGAAGATGTACCAGTAAATCTGGTATCAAGGTTCTGATAACCCATTTCATCCGAGTTTGTACCCCAACCAGCAACGCCATTAAAGTTCATGGCACCACCAGTGTTAGTCAAACCGTATGCATGGTCAGGGACTGTTCCACCGTCTTGGTATTGTTGTGCTCCAGAGGAACCAACTTGACCAAGAGAGTTTTGCTGATACTTGTAACGCAATGCGAAAGCAAGACCAACAGGTCCACTCATTGGCTGAACGCCGACAATTTCATTCGTAATAAGTTCTGGGAACGTCCTACGAATCATAGGAATCAATACTTTTGGCAAACGAGCGTCACCTTGTGCGTAGAAGTCAGAATTACCAACACTACCACCCTGTCCTGGTGTACCCTGAAGGGTTGTACCAAAAACACCGCCGTCTGAACCTACGTTAGCTTCTGTAAGACACCAATGCTCTTGGTTCTCAAGAAGAATAGCAGTATTTAGACGTGTATGGTCATCAGTAATAGCCTTTACACTAGGGGATTCATAATTAAGAATTTCTCCCCACTTTGCAACAAGTTCGCTTGCTCTATCTTTATTAATATAATTTGGTCCAGGTTTAATCATGGAATTATATTCTCCTTTTCTTTTTTAGTTTAAACAAGTGGTGTTACCCATCTTGTTCTTTTAACATATTTAGATATCCGGCAACATGTCTCTGTTCTGTAGAAACAACTGTTGTTTCCGTGATAATATCCTCTGTCTTAGTATCGTCTACTGGTGTATCAATTGTGTTAGATTTAACCTTAGACGTTGCTTGTTCAGTAAGAATTTTAGCCTCATCAGCCTCATCACGCTCGAACATCTCAACAACATAATCGAAATTTTCTTCGATTTCTTCAGGGGACTTTTCATTAAGTACCCTCATAACATAACATCTTTTATTATCATCAAAATCAGCAGTTTTTTGTTCTAATATTAACAACGATTTTGTTTTTTTAAAATCTTGATTAATTTGAATATTAGATTTAATTGCTTCATTAAGTTCATGAGTAAGTGAATCTATACGATTCTTACCATCCTGTAATGCATCACGAATAGTATCCGAAATAAAATCTTCATCAATAGATACCAACTCTTTAACCTTTTCTATAATTCTTTTAGCCTGTGTATTATTAACTGCTTCTTGAATTTGGTCTCTTGGAATCATTTTTTCAAGATACATATCCATATAATTAGACATTTCAGTAGTTAATGTATCACGAAAAGCAATTGCTTCTTTTTTAACCATACCTTCGTATTTTTCAATAACTTTAGTAAGTTTATCAGAATAATCACTATCTACTTTAAGCAAAACCTTTTTAAGTTTATTTGTATGATCTTCATCAATAGCCTCTAAAAGCGTTTGAAGTAATTCGGTATGCTTTTCATCAAGACGTTTTATATTATCGTCTATTTCTAATTTTACTCTAGAATCCACCTTTTCGTTAACCGCATTTTCAAAAGCTTCTACAATACTTTTTTTGGATTGTTCATTAAGAACATCACTATTTACAGCATTTAAAATATCTTCAAACTTCTTAGTCATTATATAATCTCCTTATATTCATAATTATTTACAAAAAATTAAGTTATTTTATACAAAATTATGCACTCTTTTTAGATATATCTCTAATTTTACCCTTAATTTTCTCGTCCACAATATTAACAAGATTTGTTTTTGCTGAAGAATACTTCTTTTCACAAATATTATTAATAAATTCAAACATTAACCGTTTTTCTTTTTTCATACTACACTCCTTTATTTTTTTACTCTTTTTAGTAGGCAATCCTTTGTGTTTTAGTGTAGATTCTTTTACATTTCTTTTCAGATATGTTGGTCGGTTACTTAATACCACCGTTACTTTATCTGACTCTTGTGATTTATAACCACTTTGTTCATTTGCCATCCAATATGCAAATTTTTTATTAATTGTATCTACTTCTTCAACATGAAAAACCTTACCATCTTTCCAAAACTTTACTACCCATGTTCTAACTGGTGGAATTCCTCTTGATTCTTGTACTTTTTTATTCATTTAAATATACCTCATTATTAAATTACATTCCACTTGGTGATTTAATGTTCATAAGAACAATATATTCCATTACTTCATTAAACAATTCTGGTTCATCCTGTTTTAAATTTTTTAAAAGGTCTATCAACTTTGTTCTTCCTATAAATGCATCTACAATATTTTGTTCTGATGTATCAAGAGGAAATCTTCCATAATCTTCAGAATGATCTTCTCGTTGATATGCACCCTTGCCTTGCCATGTTCTTCTTCCATAGGTTTCTGTCATAAATCCTACATTAATTGCTTTCAATAATTGCCTCCGATTATTTTAAGTGCATCTTCTAAACCTTGTCCAGCACCAGCGGCTCTAAGTGCAATCACCATAGCCCCACGATGAATACCAACTAATTTTGGATTAGAAAGAAACGACATATATTTACCGTAATTACCTCTAGTTGTTTTTAATGAATCCTTTTCAAACATATCAACAATTTCTTCGGCTTCTGGTTTATACAATGCCGACATTTCCTGCATAATATTACGAATAAGTTCCTTTTTCTCTTCTCCATCTTCTAACTTTTTAACCTGTGCCAACATAGATTTAATTTTTTCTATTAAATTTTTATCATTAATAGGATCATTTTTTATTGTTTGCTCTTTTACCTGTCGTTTTTGTGTTTTATCCCAAAATGGTTTTCTTGAGTTATTTACATCCCATTTTTCTGTCATAAAACCTATATCAATTGCTTTCATTATTTCCTCCTTTTAAATATTTCTTATTGGTTTAATATAAATTTCGTAATCATTTCCATCTTTATGTTTAAACGTAGCTACCATTCCATCAGCAGCAGCATGAAAATCTACCATATCTATAAAACCCAATTTTTTTGAAATGTCATTCTTTTTTAATTTAACAAAAATATCAAATATATTAGTAGATTTTATTCTATTACTATCTACATTATTAAGTTCTTCTCTTTCTTTTGTATTAGATGTATCTTCATATTCTTCCACACCACGCTGTGCCAAAGCACCTAATTCTCCAGTAGGAAGTGATGCATTATATTCTTTAATATATGTTTCAGCGATAATTTGTATATCTTTTTTATTCATATGTGCATACATTTACATGGTTTTCATTGCATTAATAAATTCTATAATAGAATTAGAAAGCTTTTCTTGTTTATCATCTGAATGTTTTGGTAGTGTACAAAGATTTTGTTCTAATTCATCATAAGCTTTATCAACAAATTCACAAACAGTTCCGTTACATTTAAGTATGTATTGTTTAGCTTCAAAAATCCCTTCTACAAATGCAGTATCAACTGAAGGATCATGAACAACATCACAACAAATTAATCTAAAATCTGATACGTCATTATGATCACCGTTTTCTTCAAGTTTTCCTAACGCCCTTGTAGATACACCTAATTTAACACCATCAAGCATAAGAGATTTTACTATTTGTCCCATTGGTGTTTCTAAAATTTTAGATTTACCATAAAAACTTTCATTATCTTGACGCAATTCTGTAATTATATGACAAGAACGTTCAGGATTAATCTCAACAGACTGCGGATGCGAAAGTTCTCCGAGTGAACGACCCGTTTTAATCATTTCTTTATCATATCTACCCAATTCACGCACCATTTCATCTAAAGAATAAACCCTATTGTTTTTGTTTTTTTGATTTGCCCTCATAAAAATGCCCTCAAAAAACATTCTACGATTTTTATGTGGACCTTCTTCTTCTATAAGCAAATTAATATCATAATTTGGCTCTTCAACTAACAATTTTAAGGCGTTTTGGTTCATAATCTATTCTCCATATTATAATGTGTAATTATTTATTGTTTTTAATGTTTTTAATGTCTATTTCGGTTACTATTACAAACTTATAACCGTTATGATCAGCCCATTGTTTGGAAGCGGTCCATTTTGCTATATTAACAGCATACGTAATTTGTTCTTTTAATAGATTTTGCTTGTTTTTTCGGTTTTTAGTGTTAGGTGCTTTGCATTGTTTAGCAGGTTTTATCTCAACAAGAAACTTGTGAAGTTGTTTATTCTTATCCTTAATAGTAAAATTAAAATCAATAAAATATCGGTGTAACTTGCCATCTGTGGGTTTTATATAAGGAATTACAACACTTTCACTGCCCCAGGAGACTATATTTCTATTATTATCCAACCATCGCATATAACAAAGTTCAAGTGATGATCTATAAACGACAGGGGAACTTCCTTTATATTTAAGTGCGTTATTTGGGGTAAAAAAGCCTTGTCTATACTGTTTGTACTTTGTCATTTTAATTATTTATTAATCAATAAATAATTACGTAATGATTACTTTTAAACGTTTTTTAGCCGAAATGTCACATACACCATCATCTCAAATGGCAATGGCAAAAACTGCTCGTGATTGGGGTGGAAAGCAGAAAGTGTACGCTGCTGCTGCTGACGTTATTAAATCTGGTGATAGTGTAATGGACTTTGGATCTGGTCCATACGGTGGTGCTAAAGAAATAACAGAAAACCGTGGTGGAATATACACAGCGCATGACCCAGGACATGGAATAACTGGAGACTTAACTAAAAAGTATAATGTGGTGTTAGCAAGTAATGTTCTTAACGTACAATCGAAAACTGATACCCCTCTGACATCATACAATTTTATACTAAACCTCTTACAAAAAATTACGTCAACAGACGGATCACTCATTGTCAATATGCCCACATCTGGTCCAAAGGCAGAATGGATGTCTCCAGCTAGACTGGAAGCTGATTTGAAATCTAGGTTTACATCTGTAGTTCGTAAAGGAGAGTTAGTTTACGCCAGACAACCCCATAATATAACGCCAACACCGTTAAAGCGTGGTGGCACTATTTTAGGTCGTAATTTTAGTGTTGGAAAAGTGGTTTGGAAGAGAATTTATCTCCATCGCAACTATGCAGAAAGCCAGATTGGAAAAGATTACATCCGTGCTAAATCAGTTTTTGACGCCGCAGGACTAGACTGGAATTATAATACAGTTTCATACGACCTTACAACAGGTGCAGTAACGTTTCAGGAAGCTCCTGGCTTCGATTCTTCTAGTGAACCAGTAGTTGGTCGCATGATAACAATATTCAAAGATGGAAGCATATCCAAAGAGCGTAATGAAACACAGATATATCACCACAAATGGCAATGGGTTGATGATAATTATAAAGGATTTGATGTAGAAAAGTCCAAAGAAAGAAGTCAATCATATAGAAATGCTGGTATTACATCTCCATCTGGAAGAAGTAATATATTTGCAAAACAGTTAAAAGATGCTAATATAATTAATAAATAATTAAAATGATAACATTTAAACAATTTTTAATAGAAAACAAGAACGATGATAACGTTTTTGAAATTCCACATTACAATTGGGACTGGTTAGTTAACAAAATTAATAAACTAAACAAGCGTTCTAGTAATTTAGGTCTTCCTCCATTAAAAATAAACATAATTTCAGAAAAAGAAGCAACAATAACAAAAGATAGAAATGGCAATGACTTAATAGTACCAGAAATTGTAACATATAAAAAAATTAAACTTGAAGGTGAAGGACCTACACTACCTGGTTGGAAACTTATTGCAGTCATTAATCATAATGCCAATATCACACAAAACATTATTGATAAAGTACCAACAGAAACTGTAAAAATTCCTGATTCATATTGGACATCAATGCCTGAATGTGATCATTGTCAATATAATAGATTTAGAACACAGACATTTTTAATACAAAACACAGAAACTAATGAAATTAAACAAATTGGTAGAACATGTTTAAAAGATTTTCTGGGTCACGATCCTGAAAAATTTCTAAAATATGCTGTTTTTATAAGAAACTTTATGGAGTCTTTTTATAATGCAGAAAATATTGACTATTTAGGTGGTGGTAATTCTTCTAATTTAAAAAGAGTTTCACTAAAAGACTTTCTGATATATGTTTCACACTTTGCCAATTCGTTTGGATATGTTTCTGTAAAAAACGCTGAAGAACATGAAGAACCTACAACTAAAACGTTGGCTTTAAATGCTATGTTTCCTACTAATATAGATGGTAGAGGACAAGTACCCTTAACAGAAAAGGATAAAACACTTGCAGATGATACAATAAAATGGGTTAAAGATTTCACATCAAAAGAAGAAAATATAACAAATTCTTCAATGCCTGAATTTTGGAGAAACGTAAAAGCTATATTTGATTCTAATGTGGTTTCATATAAAACATTTGGTTATGCCGCCGCAACTGTTGGTATGTATATTCATAAGAAAAATAAAGAAAAAGATGAATCATTAAATAACCAAAACCCATCAGCATATGTTGGTACTATCGGTCAGAAAATAGAAACAACGGTAACAGTATTATATTCTAAACCTATAACTTCTTACTATGGAATAGTTACGTTATATAACATGGAAGATAAAAATGGTAATAACATAAAATGGTTTTCATCTGGAACAACAACATATTTAGAAGATGGACAAACATATAAAATTAAAGCAACGGTTAAAAAACAAGAAGAATTTAAAAACAAAAAACAAACAATAGTCACTAGACTTAAACTTACTTAATTAAATGTGGTTTAATATTTTCTCCAGTAAAACTTTCGTCCTTATAATAATGCCAAAACAATTCTACTCCACTAGTTGTCATGAAATATCCCTCTAAAACAATAATTCCGTAATGGATTTTTTGATGACAATTAGGACAAACATATGCTAAGTTAGAATTACTATTACAATTTGGTATGTTTCTACCTCTAATATGATGTTCAACTAATATCTCTTTAGTATTACATATTTGGCATGGTTTAGAACCAGTTTTACAAATCTTACGTTTGGTAGTACGTTGCATATAAATATTTAATAATGATATTACCAATATCAACACCAAATAAGTACAAACAAAAAGCCCTACCGAAGTAGGGCTTAGTAATTTTCGTTGTAATATTATACAAATCCATAAAATTTAGCAACGGTAGTTGCTTCTGTGGATTCCGTTAATTTTGTATTTTTTAGTTTAATAGCTTTTTTAGTTTTTTTCTTAAGGTTACAGGATTCTTGACTAATATCATTTTCAGTATCTACGGACATCGTTGGAACTCCACCAACATTCGAACCAAAAGTAACATCAGAATCACCGTCTCCAATATCTACTTCCATTTCACCAGTACCTGTATTTCCTATATCTATAGTTTCCATGTCATTCATGGTATCTTCAACGCCCAAATCTAAAAGTATTTTACCTTTAAGATCTTGTAGTGCATTATCTAGAATATCAGTAATGTTTTCACCAAAACTAGATTCAACACCATCAAGGGCGGTTTCAATACATTCAGCAGCATATTTTTCAAAAGCATCAACTAACAAATCATTATATTGTTTTTGAAGTTGTTTTACTTTATTTTGGATACCAGAATCTCCATCGGAATCTGAATCGTCTGAATCGTCTGAATCGTCTGAATCTTCTTTATCATCAGAATCTTCTTTATCATCTGAATCTTTAGAATCTTCTTTATCATCTGAATCTTTAGAATCTTCTTTATCATCTGAATCTTTAGAATCTTCTTTATCATCTGAATCTTTAGAATCTTCTTTATCGTCATCGTCAGAATCGTTTTTCTTATTTTGAATTGCATCAAGAGAAGTGTCATCTTCTTTAATCTGTCCAACAGAATAAAGATTTTCATAACGTTCTTCTAAAATTTTGGTATCCTTATCTCTCATAATAGCTCCTTAATTAAATTATACCTTCAACAATATATCTAGCACGAGTTTGTTGTGTAGTTTCCCAAGAAAATGCACCAGCAATATCATTGTCAATTGGAACACCATAAGCAGAAACTGCTATTGTACTCCATTTATTAACATTATCTTGTGAAAATGCACTGTAATAATATACTGTATTAGCTGTTAATGGATAATGTTGTGTAGATTGTATACCTGCGGCAACATTGGCTAACAATGTTCCTTCATTTCTAGCAGATACCGCAGAAACGGTACTGAATTTTATTTGAATAGCAGATAGATCAGAATCTGTAGGATCTGTCCAATATATATTTAATCCATTAATAAATGGTGTGGTTCTAAATAACGTAATTCCACTAGGAGCAACCGCATCACCCACCGCTGTTAATGCACCATAAGATGAACTATTCAACACAGAACCTGTTAAACTAGGGTTAATACTATCACCCGAAGCAGTTGCATACAACGATGCACCACTAAGAGACGCTACAAATCTAACGGATTCAATTTCATTAGCACTATGTAGTCTAGTATTATTATATACTACGCCAATTGTTACAACTTGACTATTTCCAAAACCATCATTTAAAAGAGTGTATGGAAATGTTTGATTTGATGAAATTGCACCAAAATATGTTGTGTCACCAGACAATGCGGGTGCATATATATCAACTGAGGAAATGCCAGAAGTCGGACTAAATGTAGCAGAAATTTGTTCGGTTAATAATGAAGACGATGTTCCATAAGCAATAGAAGTAGTAAGATTAGAACCATTATCTTCAAATACGGTTGTATACGAAGCAACGGCTAATGCGCTAAAATCCTTTACCGCAAAGTCTTTAGTTCTAAATCCTTTTTTTGAAGTTCTAGTTGTTTTTTTATTTTTAAGCATGATAAATCTCCTTGTATAAAATATACTTTAAAATATTTACTCTTTTTTAATGAATTTTGTGAATATATTGTCTAACACCATCAAATAATCATAACCTTGTGTTATAGTTGCATCTCGTTTTGCTTTGTTTTTGTTTTCACCTTGTCTTTTCAATATATAAGACGATTTAACCTCTATAATCAAATTGTCCTTGGGTATATAAAAATTATGAAATTTCAAGTAAAAATATTGTAGGATTTACTTCTTCAGTTGTAAGTTATTTATTATAAGGTACTTATAACTAATTAGCTACAGAAGAATATAGGTGGCTCGGCTTCACCGTAGCCATTCATCAATTCTTTTTCTAATTCATCCTTTTCTTTTATTCCTTGAGTCATTAAATCGGTTGGATTAACATTACCGCCCCCAAATAAAATTACACCACCAAATTTTCCACGAATATGTGCTACTGCAATTTTTGTTAATGCTAATGTATAACGTTGAACCCAACGTTCTTGTACTAATCCACTAATAGGTCGTTCCATTCTACAACCAATAATACCAACATAATTTCCTCTACCAGTTGGTTCGGGTACCAATCGTAACAATTGAGTTGTTGGATTAAAGTTCACATAAATATTTGTTGCAAACATTTTCTTTCTAAGGTCCATCCATGATTTAAGAAGATGCCATGTTGTAATATCATAACCAAATCCACCCATCATTTGTCCAAAGTATGCTTGTTGTGCAAATAAATAATCCATGTTAAATAAAATTTCTGAACTACCGCCAGAACCACCAGCGGGATCAGCAGAAAAAATTCCAACAACTTTTCTATGATTATTAAGATCACAATCAACATATTGACCAGAAACTACTGGACTAGGGGCAGTATATGGAGAATAATAATCAGCTATTCTATTAAGAACAACATCAAGTTTGACACCATACCCTGGTACATAAATACTAGAATTAAACATTAAATATTCTTCTGTTTGTCCAGCATATTTTGTATACCATTCACATGATTGATTAATAAAATCATAAATTTGATCATCGCAAATTTCTATATTAACCATGGGCCAACCTATTTGCATTTTAATTCGTTCCATAAGAAGTTCATAACTTGTTACAACAGAATTTAATGTTGTACTACCTCTAATTCCTACTGGTGTTACATGCTCAAAATTTTCACAAGTAGGAAATTCAGGTGCTGTATTAATAATAATTGATTGTGATGGTAATGAACATACCCCAGGAACTTCTGTATATGCTGGAACACTAGAAAGCGTTTGCCAAATTGAAGAAACCGCACTAAACTCTGTACTGTTTGTATAATATGCAGTTCCCATAAATGACATACTAGTCATATCAGTATAAACAGTACCAGAAATTGGATCAAAAAATTGATATCTCAAATCTCTTGTCCATGCAATAGGAACACTATTAAAATACCATTCATATGTTGATGCTGTTGCTGTAACAGTTTCATATGTTCTTGTAATACTAATTCCTGTAATACTTGGAGTACCCAAAACCATTCCAGATAAATATGTAAGAGAAGAAACTAATTGTGTTCCGACCATATTTGTTGGTGAAGTATTCTGACCAGATAGCCATGCAACTCCAATCCCTGGGGTAAACGAAAAATTATTTGATGGAAGCAATCTAAACGATGGATATGTAGGCCATGCTGGTTCAATTACAACATTAACTTGTGAACTAGAACCTATATTATTACCAGTAACACTCAACACCATAACAGAAGATTGTGCACCGAAAAATATGTGTGACCATGAACTTGCTGTAGATACAATGGTATTATTGAATGCCCATGACCATTCTGTAACACTTGACAATGCTGGTGTACTATCAGTAAAGGTTAAACTTACAGACGGACTCGTAAAAACTATTGGATTAGATGGTAAAATATCAAAAGTTACAGCCATTATATAATATTCCTATTTTAATTATTTATTAAAAAAATCAATTAATTTGGGTTTATATTGGCGGATTTATAAAATTGTCTAAGTTTATATTCTTCTCGTCTTTCCGGTATCCAATTATCAACTTTTGTCAAAAAACCAACAACACGAAGGTATTTATCAACATCAGCATCATGACACGGAGATTTTTCAAATTTACCAATAAATAATTTACCACAAGATTTACATCTACATTGTGCCATATTAACCGCAAAATAAATACAACCCCTTTTTGCAGCAGTTAGAATTATTTGTTTCATTTGTTGTGAAGTTAACGAATCTGTTAAATTTAAATGAGCAATAGAACCACCACCGCACATACTATCGAACATACCCTGAACATTTATTCTATCTTCGATATCTACATTTTTCCAAAGGGGTATATATTGATTTCCATACATTTTATATCGTTGGTTAGTAAATAACAGTTTATCTTTTTTAGCAAACATAACTGCGGCAGATTCTCCAGGAATTTGTTCAAGGTTTCGTATAAACCCATCTTGAAGTGTTCTATCAGAATTTAATTTATTTATTTTATTTAATATATTTTTTGCAAATACTGATCCTTGTTCATCCATTATATCATATCCTTGTATTTCACATGCCTCGTTTATTCCTATAAAACCAATAGTAGAAAATTGACGATTCAAATCCATAAACTGATGTGTATATAATGGAAGTTTTCCTTTATTAATATTATCTGTAATTATTTTTCTATGAATATCAAGAATATCTTGTGCAGCTTTTATGTTATATTCTAATCGTTTCATATAATCGGCATCATCTTCAGCTTCATATCCAATATGTGGAAGGTTAATAGTAACAACTCTATGTGATCCAATAGATGTTCCTCCCGCACCAAACGAATTCATATACTCTTTTGTTTCGTTCATATCATTTCGCAATCTACAACAAGATGAGAGGACCCCTAATGGTCCGGTAAAAATATTAAATGTTCCGTTTACACAATTTAACTCTGAAACAAGATCAAGAAATTGCTTGTCCATTATTTCACCATCATCATTTTTATAAAACGTTGCAGTATTTACTGGAAAAGTAAGTGTTTGATGTTTCGACTCGTTAACAAACCAACGCATATAATATTCTTGTAGTTTTTTTATACTTTCAAAGTTTGGTGTAGACATATCTGGATAAATTGTTGATACAAATAAATCCCTAAGAAAGTAATCATCATACAAATTCACATTCACAAATGCTGATTGTGATCCCAATATCTTTATTTATGACGCTACGCACAAACCATCGGTTGATGCTTACAATTTCTTGTAAGTTGAGACTATATCAAATTCCTAATAGGAACCTCTCTATTTTGGATTACCAATAGCTTGTAATCCTACTCCTTTCGGATAGTCGTTGAACCTTTTATCCCATAGGATAACTTGGCTGCGAATTGTCCAATCTTCAAATTTTTTATAACCATCATATTTCATCATTACTGATCATATTGTGGTATTGAAGCTCTCAGGGGTTCCTCGCAATTAAGAGAGTTTCGACAATATATTACTATATTGAAGCGCAGAAACTACGAAACGGAAAATTCCAAGAAAATACAAGTGATTGTAATTCCTCACGAATTGACTCCATTACTTTTGAAGTTTTACATTCTGTTTTCTGTACTTCTACAAATGCCATAATTATTTCTCCTTTATTTTAATATCAACATCATTTATAAAAAAGTTTTTACATTTTTCTATTGTATATTCTTTGTAAATGTTTATCATCAATTAAATACGTTTCTTGCATATTATTATTATAAAATTCTTTAGCTGTTGTTATACTAATTTCTTTAGTGTTTTTATTCATTATTTCTATATTTTCGCTTTCCATTAGAGTAAAATTATTTCCATTAACGGTTAAAACGATATCATTCTCTTGATAATTTTCACCATAATCTTTACGGGCATACCAATCCATATAAACAAGCAAATCTGAAAATGCTGTTGCACCGGCTAATTGATTACTAGCAAATGCAGTAAACTGTATAACTAAATTAATAAAGGATTTAAAATGTTTTGGTGGTCCAATTTTTACCTTGGAAATAAAAGGAAGTCCCTTTATAACTAATCCGTCAAGAGAAAATGCAAAACAATACGGCTTCATCCACATATGATTATCGTGAATTTTAAGAGAACCATTAATACACAATTCAAGAATTTTATTAGCTCGTTTAATACCAATATTACTATCTTTAACCATAATATTCCACATATGATAATATGCATTAACCTTTTGAAGTGATTTACCAAATTCATGTTCAAAGGTTAATACTGAATTATCATCAACATTAGCATTACCATCACTAGATACATTTGAAATAACATTATTATTAAAAAAATCTTTAGCAAATTGATTAATATCTAATTTATCTGAACCAATACCATCTAAACGGATCATTTCTGACCCATATTTTTCTTCTATTTCTTTAAGTTTTAAAACAAACCGTTGATCAAATGATTGACGAATTAGCAAATTACACCTCCAAAATGTTTTTTAATTCATTATAATTAATTTTATTCCATTTATTATTATTTTTAATATAAATTTTTTGATTTGTATCTTTTTCTTCTATTTTTTTACCTTCCCACGCACCATCTATTACTAGATCTACATGTTCCAACAAGTTTTCAACTTCTGAAAATAATTTTCCAGTATAAAGACATATTTTATATCCATTTTCCTTAAAAAACTTATTAAAAGCCAAAAAACCTTCTTCTTGATATACTGAATCGCCACCAAGCCAGCAAATCCATGTTGATAAGTCCCTATTTTGTAATATCTTAGGAAGATCTTCCAATTTTATAGTAGTTCCACCTATAAATGATTGTAATTCTGGGTTTTGACACCCCTCACAACGCTTTTTACACCCCTGAACATAGATATTAAGGGATGTTTGTGTAGGAATTTCTATAAATCCTGTAGAAATATTGGAGATTTGCATTGAAATGGTATTAATCTCTGTAATTTTAGATAGATTGTTGTTCATTATATAACTATTTATCCTTTGTATCTATTATACCATAACGATAAGATAAAATCTATCTAAAATTTATAAGTTTTTCTGTTCAAACAGTTTACGTTGTAGTAGGTTTTGGTGCTTCCGTGGCATTTTGACCTTCTCCACCTGCTACTGCCCCAGTTTTTGCGGGTCCTGGTCCAAACTCTGGTGGAACATCTGGTTTAAATTTATCTAATCCTGCTTGAGAAGATCCAAGTCCAGAACCAGATGAACCACCAACGGCACTATTAATATCACCAACAGCAGCATTAAGTTCATTCTGGGTCTCTCTAAAATCTGGACCATTAGTACGAATTTGTTCAATTTCCCACATAAGTTCATTATCTTTACGTAACCATTCCCTATTTTCCGCCATCATATCATCATTCCATCCAAGATAATGTCTTTGTGAAAATGATTGTGAAACCAATTCATTATTACCCATGTTATTATAATTTTCGAACTTCAAATTGAATGTTTGTTGTTCACGTATAACCATAAATTGTGTAGGAGTGTTAAAAGTAAGAATAATTTGATGTTCTTTTAGTTTATATTTTAACCAAAACTTTCTAAGCTTTAAATGTACAATAAAAGAATCTTTTAATGCCATTACAAATTGTCTTTGAAGTCTCATTACAAATTTTGCGAAACGAAGTTCCTCTCTTGTAACTTCTGTTCCATCCTTAAACGTATCTTCTGGATTAAGTCTACCAATAGGAACTTTAAGAGATTTATAAAGCTTTTTAACAAAATACATAAGGTCATCAAGTTGTCCTAGGTTTTGTCCACCCTGAAGTAACTCAACCTTAGTTCCTTCTTGTCCATTTTTCTTGGCAAACCAATAAGAATCAAGCATTGATTGTGGATCATAAACATTTTGCACACTTTTACCTTGTACATTATATGTTTTTCGAGACCAATACTGATTAATAAGTTTTTGGATATAGGTTTCAGCCTTTGCCGCTGGCATATTACCAACATCTATATAAAATACTAAACGTTCTGGAGCACGAACCAATCTATAAATAACAATTGAATCTTCAATAAGAGATAATTGCTTATATGCTCTACGTGCATTTTCGATATATGGAACACGCATTGTACGATCCTCGTTCCAAAGTCCAGAATGAACATATGTAATTTGGTTTTTATCAAATACGATAAGGTCTTCTTTTTTATTTCCAACGCCTTGTTTACCTTGTGGAACGGATCTACGTAATAAAAATCCTTTTATTAATCCATTTTGTACATTATCATAAACTGGATTAATAAGTTCAGATGGAATACTAACTATACCAAGTATTCCAAGGTCTGGTCTATTTTGAGAAATAACATTTTCAAAAAACAATTCACCATCAATTAATAATTGACGAAAAAGTTCCCATCCTCTATCTTCCAACTTAAAAACGGTAACAAATTTTTGCCATTCTTTACGAATCTCTTTTTTAATATTATCTTTATATTTACCATCTACACTAATCTTTATAATATCGCCTTCATCATCTTTAACAATTGTTTCGTCACAAATTTCGTCTATTGCATCAGAGACTTCTGCATATGCAGCCATTCTTCTATATTGTTGTAGCCTTCTGATCTTATCAACATCCATATTAGAATACATGTACTGTTGATAATCTTTATTGATCATTATAGTACCAGCACTGGTAGACTCGCTTTTATCTCCTTGTATTACAACAGATTGTTGTAAAACTCTCTCTTCTTTTCTTTTTGTAAGTTCATTAAAATCGTCATACTTGGGGTTTAAAGCTGAAATATCATTTATAATTCTATGTGTATATGGTAGATTAGCTATTAATTGATCAAGCAATGAATTTTGTTTACCCGCAGAACGTGATGGCATATTTTCTCCTATAGTCTTTAACTATTTAGTTAAAGAATCAAATTATCAATACTAAAATATTTTATTTTTCCTTATAATTAACTACAATAATAATAAAACGGATCAACTCTAATCCCCGAAATTGAAGGATGTTGATATTCAACGTAATTATTATATTCTGATGTCCCAGAAACATATGGATTTAATGTTGGACGAATGGCATCAACCGTCAACTTACCATAACCTGCTTCATTAAATGCTATAACATCTATATATCCTGCATCTACTGCACTTGGCATTACAAATGTTAATACATTATCCGATACTGCTGCCCAACTATCAAGCTGTATACCAGAAAATCCTGTATATAACGCTGAAATTGTTGGATTACCGCTTGCTGGATCATACCAAGAGATATTTTCAAACACTCCTGGTGATCCACTAAGATATAATGTAGATAGAGTATCAAACCATGATCCATAAACTGTTATTATTTTATCAGAAACACAAGGAATCATAAGCCATGGGTCTGCTGTTTTTAATTGAGGTCTACCCGAAATTGTAAACGTATCAGTATTATCAGAATCTGCAAATTCTACCATCTGTTCATATTTTGCATTTAAAGAGGATAATGCTGTAAAGGAAGTAGTAACCTTATAAATTTTTCCTACTGGCTCCGATGGATCTTTAAACAACCAACCTTCTATAACAAAGGATGTATTTGCAATTATTCTATATGGAACATTTGAGGTAATATCTGTTGGATATTCAAAATTAATATTACCACTCCATTTGATAATGGTTCGCATTTCATGGTTAGTGTATGGTGCTAACCAACTTACAACAATATACGGATCGTTATATGGTGCAAAATTAGTAACAATCTGATCCATATCAGATTGAAATCTAGTAATTATTGACATATTAACAGTAATATCTACTGGTACTGGTTGTAGTGGATGTGTAAATCCAGTATCATTAATACCCATGTTATAATATGGACCTTCTATTTTATTAAACACTCTTCCAGGATTTCTATTCATGTTAGCAATACTAACAGAAATAACTGGTAACGAAATATGTTTTGCTTTATTAACAAGATCGTGAAGTGTTCTAGTTTTTGGTGCATAAACAAAATTACATTTAATTTTATCTTGTATTCGTCTATTTATAGCATTATTATAACGTCTAATTACAATGTCATCAAATGCATCTACCATTTGTGCAATCAGTGTTCTTATTTCAAAATTATATGTTTCTAGTTTCATTATACTTTAAGTTCTTCTACTGCTTTAATAAAATCATGATCAGCAATTTCATTTGTTAATTTTGGTGCCTCAACAACTACTTCATTTTCTTTAAACGCAATCCAATCAACACATTTTTGCATACATCTAGGACACGGAACATAATATTTTTTCTTTATATCAAACCCCACATAAAGTCTACCAAAACATTTTTTACAACTTGTATTTGGTTTTTTTAAAAGAGGAATCTGTGATTTGTTTAAATTTTTTATTTCATCAGGTTCAATATAATACATATCACCACTAACTAAACTAAAAAATAATTTTAATTCTTTCATTATTCTCCTACAATTTGTATTTCTAATATCTTATCATAAAACTTATTATTAGTTTCTACTGATAATGGTTTTAATATGTTATATACCATTGTATTTTTTTTTGTTAATGTTAAAAGTCTATAATCAAAATAAACTAACCCGTCATCTTTCCAAAGTTCAACGGCAAATGGAATCGGAATTTCAAATTTTTTAATATCGGTATCATTCTTTTTTATTGTAAGTTCAATATGATAATTATTCTGTTTAAATAATAATAACCTACCTTTCCTATATTGCTTATTATTAATATATAACTTTAGATTTTTTTGTAATAGGTATTTAAGAGTATCTTCTAGTTCAGTATCATTAATAGTCATAGTAATCCTTTTATATATTTACATATAAAAGTAAGAAGTCAATTAGG